TTGAACGGCGGGACAAGGTCGGCGTGTCTTCTGAAACCATCAGCAGACATTCTGTGACCTATTTTGACATGTCCGGGGATATTTCTATATTAGGATATCCGAAGGCGTTGACGGGCTTTCTGCAGCCGTATAAACGTGCAAGGTTTGGAAGGGGCATCGGCGTATGAAAGGGATCGGCGGCAATATTACAGCAGTGATTCAGAAGTACAAAGTCGATGAAAACCAAAACCAAACATGGGCAAATGTCAAACAGATCCGTGGTTTTCTTGATCTTTCGGCAGGAGATTCGAAGTATAGTTCGTATCTTACCAAACTGCAGGAAAGTACGCATGTTTTTATTGCAGATTATGTGCCGCTTCCGGGCATCACAGCGGAAAATTCCCGGCTGCTGATAAACGGCAAGCGGTATGATATTCTGCTGATTGATGATCCGATGGAACTGCACGAACAGCTTGAAATCTATCTGAAATACACAGGGGGTCAGTGATCATGTCCGTTGAATTTCACGATTTCAGAGTACAGTGCAAGGAAGCTATTGCAGAACGTGGGGATATTTTTCTTGAAGAAGCGTCTTCTGAAATCGAATCCGCTGCTGCACGAAATACGCCTGTTGACACGGGACAGTTAAAAGGCGCATGGACGCATATCGTTGACAGCAACGCAAAGGAAGCCACAATCGGCAATCCGATTGAATATGCAATTTGGGTCGAAATGGGTACGGGCGAATATGCATTCGAAGGCAACGGCAGACGGGGCGGTTGGGCGTACGTGGATGATCAAGGAAAGCGTCATTTTACCTACGGCAGCAAACCTGTCAGAATGCTGCACAATGCCTTTGTCAGCTTAAAACCTGCCATTATTGCCCGTGCAAAACAAATATTCGGGGGTATGTAGCTATGTCGCAAGCTGTACGTGAAATCGTTAAAAATGTTATGAAATCATTGGGGATCCCCTACGGCTTTCGGCGGTTCGTCCCCGATCCTGACAAGCCTATCCCCTACCCTTATTTTGTCGGCGAATATACCGAATCGGAACCGACAACGGAAGACGGGCTGCAGGAAAGTGTATTTTTGCTGACCGGATTTTCCCGCAACAGCTTTGAAGATCTGGAAGATGCAAAAGAACGGATCCGGATGCAGTTTCATCCGGTCACGGGTCGGGTCGGCATAACAAAGGATTGGTCGAGTGTAGCAATCCATTATGCAGGATCGCAGCCCGTGGAAACAGGCGATTCGGAACTATCCCGAATCCAAATCAATTTGAATGTGAAAGAATGGAAGGTGAACTGATATGCTCAAAAGCGGCATTACTACCGGCACACCTGCGAATATCCCCTTTGGTGCGGGTGTGTATTTCAAGGGTGTCCCCTTCAACGACAAGGTTGCACCTACTGAGGAAGAGATCAAGGCGGCGATCATCGGTGCAACGCAGGAAGGCGGCACACTGACGATCACGCCTGAATTTTTTATGCCGGACCTTGACGGCGCAACCGTTGCCATCAAAGAACTGCAGAACAAAGTCGGCGAAACTGCACAGATGGAAACATCCTTTGCAGAACTTACTCCTGAACTGATGGCAAACATGGTAATCGGCAAGATTTCCGAAACAACTGACGGCGAATACGATGTAATCACGTCTTCTGGGCTTGGTGCAGGTCATTTTTATGATGGCTTTGGCTTCTACGGTCATTATATGGACGGCAGACCGATGATTATCATTTTTAAGCAGGCACTTTGCACATCCGGTTTTGCAACCGATCCGAAAAATAAAACGAATTCCGTATTCAAGGGTACGTTTGCCTGTCAGAGTGATATTGCATACAGCACTACAAAACTGCCTTATGCAATCTTTATCCGCAAAAAGGAAGGTTGGGTCGCAACCGATCCCACAGAACTTGCAGCATAAATGAAACAACAAAGAAAGAAAGGGCTGATATAAATGAGTAACGATGTAACATCTACGAAGGATACAGGCGCAGAGGAAGCAAAGCTTTATACCCTGCGCAGCCTGAAGGATTCGGATTTGTTCCCGATCCTTGATATCATTACAAAGGTTTTGCCGGAAGATCTGTCCGATATTTTTGTACAGCTTACAACCGGACAAAAAACCGTGAATGAGATCGGCGGTGTTGCTGTTTACAAGATCATCGTTGCCGTGCTGAAGAACATCAGCACTGTGCATGACGAATTGTATGCCCTGCTTTCTGATCTGTCGGGCATTCCTGCGGCAGAGATCGAAAACATGCCCTTCGGCACTACGCCTTCTATGATTTGGGATGTTGTAGCTGACGCAAAGAATGCAAGTTTTTTCAAGGTGCTTTCCAAATTGCGTTAATTGGTGAAGTAAAGTTCATGGATATGCTGTACCGTGCGTACAGCAATCCAATGGACTTGCTGCGGCTATATATCAATCGTGGGCAGTTTGGAAAGTTCGTGACAGGCTTTCTGGAAGCAGAAAATGACCGCAGGAAAGAACAGGCAGAACGTGACGAGGATAAGAAGCTTTGGATGATGTTTGTACAGACAATCATGCACAGCGACACGCCTGAAACGTTTGCCGAATGGAAGAAGCGGGTTCTGCGTCAGAGCAGCGGCAATCAGAAAGCAAGCAGGGACACTGACCTTGATGATGAAAGCATCAGGGCGATTATTACCGATTTGTTCCCGGAAAAGTGATGATATATAGGTTTTTCTATCTTTCGTACCGTGAAAGGGGGAAAACCTTACGGAATTATTCCGCTTACTTGGAACAATTGTTATTGAAAACGAACAGGCGAACCGGGCAATTGACGAAACGGGCAACCGTGCCAATGAAGCAAGCAATGAAACACAGGATGCATTTCGGAAGATTGGAAGTGCTGCAGGGGCAATTGTAAAAGGCATTGCAACTGCAGGGGCTGCGCTTGGTGGGGCGTGGCTTGCGGCTATCGAAGGAAGCCGGGAATATCGAACCGAAATGGGCAAGCTTGACGCAGCTTTTGTAGTTTCCGGGCATTCTTCGGAAGCGGCAAAGCGCACATATTCCGATCTTAATGCCGTGCTTGGTGACAGCGGACAAGCAACGGAAGCTGCACAGCATCTTGCAAAGCTTGCGAAAACCGAACAGGAACTGCAGACATGGACGAATATCTGTACAGGCGTATATGCAACCTTCGGCGAATCCCTGCCAATAGAAGGGCTGACAGAAGCTGCAAATGAAACCGCCAAAACGGGCGAGTTGACAGGCGGCTTGACCGATGCGCTGAACTGGGCAGGAATCGAAGAAGAAAAGTTTCAGGAAAAGCTTGATGCATGTTCCGGCGAACAGGAACGGCAAAAGCTTATCATGGACACGCTGAGCGGCACATATTCGAAAGCGTCAGAGCAGTACAAGGAAACCAACAAAGACGTTATAGAAGCGCAGAAGGCGCAGGAACGGCTTACAGATGCCTTTGCCGAGGTCGGCAGGATTGGCGAACCTATCCTGACAAGTATCAAGGAAAAAGTTGCCGATATGGTATCTGCAGCGGTTCCGCATCTGGAAAACTTCATTCAGAAAATCAAAGACATTATTACATGGGTAAAAGAAAACGAAGAAACCATTGACATTTGGGTCGGCGTGATCATCGGTGCAGGCACGGCAATCGGTACATTCCTTCTTATCCTGTCATGGGGAAAGATCATGACAGCGGCTGCAAATGCCGTGAAAGTGGTCAGAACCGCTATTTTAGGCATGAATGCGGCTATGCTTGCAAATCCTATCGGGTTAGTTGTGGCGGCTGTTGTGGGGCTTGTGGCGGCGTTTATTTACCTTTGGAACAATGTCGAAGGCTTCCGGAAGTTCTGGATCAAGGCATGGAATTTAATTAAATCAGCGGCTTTCACAGCAAAGAACGCCATTACAAAAACCTTTTCCAATATCGGCGCATGGTTCAAAGAAAAGTTTTCACAGATTCAGAAAGCCGGACAGGATGCCATGTCAAAAACAAAGAAATGGTTTTCTGATGCATACAAAAGTATCAGGAATACCTTTGCTAATATTGGCGGTTGGTTCAAAAGCAAATTCCGGTCGGCATGGTCGGGCATCAGATCCGTCTTTTCCGGTTGGGGATCTTTCTTCGGCGGTTTGTGGGGAAAGATCAAAAGCAAATTTTCGTCAATCGGTTCGTCACTTGGTAAAGCAATGGGCGATTCTGTCAAGTCCGGCATGAATCGTGTAATCGGTGCGATACAAGGCACGATCAATAAAGGCATCGGACTGATCAACAGTGCAATCCGGCTTGCAAACAAGCTGCCGGGAATCAATGTCGGCACACTGGCAAAGATATCCCTTCCCCGGCTTGCAAGGGGCGGTGTGTTGGAACGTGGGCAGGTCGGAATTCTGGAAGGCAGCGGCGCAGAAGCTGTTGTACCGTTGGAACATAACAAAGCATGGCTGTCAAGGGTTGCGGAAGATCTCAATGAACTGCAGTTGCAGCAAAGTCCGTCATCCGTGGACACTGACCGCATTTTGTCCGCATTGCAGCGGATTGCAGATCTGCTGACAAAACAAAGCAATATGCAGGTTGTATTGTCAAGCGGTGCTTTGGTGGG